TTTGGCTGGATTTTCTAAGGATGATATTGAAATTGAAATAGTAGAGGGTCATCTTGCTATTCGTTCTATAAAAGAAAATGTAGAAAGTGAAGGCACAATTCATCGTGGTATTTCTTATCGAAAATTTGATAGGAAATTTACTTTGGCTGATGATATTATAGTAAAAGAAGCTTCACTTGAAAATGGTATGCTTAAGATTAATCTTGAGCGTATTGTTCCAGATGAAAAGAAGCCTCGAATAATTACTATAAAATAAATTTGTAATAAATGGGAAAAGGGACTTTACATTTAGTTCCTTTTCCTTTATTATGATAATATAATGAAGGAGATATTATGAGCGAAGATTCAGTATTAAACTTACTAGGTGCAGATCAACCTGGCCAAATGGAAATGGAAATTGTTCCTGCTATTCATCATCACGTAGCAAAAATTAAATTTGGACAAACAGTTGTTGATATTTTAAATGAAGAAGTTGAAACAATATCTAGAAACAGATCATCAAATAAAGATACACAACTTGTCGGTCAGCTGCGACAACACAAAGATTCTGCACAACTTGATTTTGATTTAACTACTCCTGTAGGTGTACAACTACATTCAGTTTTAAATTCAGTTGCAACAACTTATTTAAATCAAGGATATGGAAAAAATTCATATGCAGATTGTTATACTTGTTGGACTAATCATGCATATGCTGGAGACTACAATCCATTACACGAGCATACTACAAATACTGCTGCAGGCCTTTCTGGTTTTATGTGGCTAAAGATGCCAGAAGAAATGGAAGAACGTAGATTAAATAAGGCAAATCACAGAGTTAATTTTGGTGATTCTGATGGTCAGTATGATGGATGGACTCATATGTGTTGGGGTTTAGGATCAAAAACAGATTTGTATAATTTAAAACTTGGTTCTGAAGAATATGTTCAACCAGAAGTTGGAACTTTATATATTTTTCCAAAATGGTTGCATCACCAAGTATTACCATTTTCTGGAGCAGGAGAAAGACGATCTATTGCTATGAATTGGGATATAATTCAATCAGAACAAGAATTAAAAAGTATCATGAGCCCATTTGAATACGATAGTTTCATTTCTAATATTCCAGATAATCATGATAAATCTATACCACTTGCCCTTAATGTTGGTGGTTCTTATGTAAAGGTTAAATTAGATGAGCAATCTTAAAGATACAATGTTGAGTTCATTAAAAACTCATGCTGAAGGTAATAAAAATATGCATATTTCAAATGTAAAAATATATTTAGAAAATCCTGTTGGTATTGGTGAGCATTCAAATATCATGGAATCTATTGAAAAAGAATTAGATTCAATTTCTAAATATGAAGAACAAATTCAAATTCTTGATAAATATTTTTCAGCTAAATGAAGGAGAAAATAACTGTCAAAAGTTAACTACAAATATAATGAGGACAAAACTTTGTCTGATTTGAAAGATTACATCGACTCGACATATGATGAACACTATAGTACGAACAAGTTTCAAGCTACAGAGTTTATCATTGACGGTGGACATGGTGAAGGTTTCTGTATCGGTAACATCATGAAATACGCACAAAGATCTGGAAAAAAAGACGGTTATAATAAAAGTGACTTGCTAAAAGTCATCCACTATGGTATTATAGCTTTATACAATCACGATATCATGGAGAATAGTGAAAATGAAACTAAGTAGTCAAACAATCAATGTGTTGAAGAATTTCTCAACCATTAACCAAAACCTTGTAATCAAGGAAGGTAGTAGTATTTCTACTATGTCAGCAATGAAAAACATTATTGCTAAAGCAACGGTAGAAGAAACTTTCCCAAAAGAATTTGCAATTTATGATCTCAATGAGTTTCTATCTGTAATATCTCTTTTTTCAAATCCAGAGTTAGATTTTAAGGATAACTTTGTTCTTATAACAGAAGAAGGTTCTTCTAAATCTTCAAAGTATTGGTACTCTGATCCATCTGTTGTTACTACACCAACTAAAGATATTACTATGCCTTCAACAGAAGTTACGTTTGATATTTCTAGTGACACTCTATCAGAAATAACAAGAGCTGCATCCGTTATTGGAGCTCCTGATATGGTACTTGAAAATGGAGAACTTAAAGTAACTGATAAGAAGAATACAACTGCAAATGATTTTACACTTAAGCTTGATGTTCCTAAAAGTGAAGTTGATTATAAATTTTGGTTTAAGGTTGAAAATCTAAAATTATTGCCTGGCTCTTATGGTGTTAAAGTTTCTTCAAAAAAGATTAGTGAGTTTAATAATTCTAATGTTGATGTTTCTTACTTTATTGCTCTAGAACCCGAATCTTCTTATGACGCTTAAAGTTAGGAATTTATATTATGAAAAACTTTTTATGGGTCGAGGAATATCGTCCCAAGGATGTAAGCTCATGCGTACTTCCTAAAAATCTAAAAGATACTTTCACAGAGTTTGTTGAAAGTGATAATATCCCAAATTTGATATTATCAGGTGGCCCAGGCGTAGGAAAGACAACTATTGCAAAAGCAATGCTTGATCAGATTGGTGCTACTTATATGATGATCAACGGTTCTGAGGAGTCAGGTATTGATATTCTTAGAACCAAGATCAGAAACTTTGCTTCTACTGTATCACTTGAAGGTGGTAGAAAGTATCTAATACTTGATGAAGCAGATTATCTAAATCCACAATCTACTCAACCAGCCTTACGTGGTTTCATGGAAGAGTTTCATAATAACTGTGGATTTATTCTTACTTGTAATTATAAGAATCGTTTGATTGAGCCATTACACTCTCGTTGTAGTGTAATTGAGTTTACTATTCCTAAATCTGAGAAACAAAATCTTGCTTCTGAGTTTATGAAAAGAGTTATAAGTATTCTTGATACAGAAAAAGTCAAGTATGAAAATAGAGTTATTGCAGAAGTTATTAATACATACTTTCCAGATTGGCGCAGAACTTTAAATGAATTACAAAGGTATTCAATATCAGGTGAAATTGATGCTGGAATACTAGTAAATTTGAGTGATGTAAATATAAAAGAACTTATGCATTACATGAAAAATAAGGAGTTCACTAATGTTCGTAAATGGGTTGTCGATAATCTTGATAACGATCCTGTACATCTTCTTCGTAGTATCTACGATAATCTTTATGAGTATGTGGATGGTTCTACTATTCCCCATTGCGTTGTGGTGTTGGGTGAGTACCAGTACAAATCAGCTTTTGTTGCAGACCAAGAAATAAATATTATGGCTTGTTTGACAGAGATAATGGGTAGGGTAAAGTTTAAATGATTGATGTATATGATAATGTACTAGAAGAACATAATGCTATTTTGGTTGATAACGAAATCAGACAAATATCATGGAAATATGATTATCATTCTGATGCAAATAAACCTAATAAACACTGGCACGTTTTTTGTGGTCATAATAAAGAAGAATGTGATGTTGCTGATTTTGGATGGGCTCATCAAATATTTAATACTGCATTACATAAATATAAGTTTGATGAAAAATATAATGTAGAAGAAATTAAAAGAATATATTGTAACGCTCACACTTATGGTATTGAACCACAGATTCATACTGATGATGGTGATTTTACTATGATCTATTATCCTCGTTTAGATTGGAAAACAGAGTGGGGTGGTGGAACAACAATATATCATGAAGATGTTGGTGATCCAAAGTCTCCTGATTATAAAGTTGATAAAGCTGTTTCTTATAAAGGTAATCGGTTAATTGTTTTTGATGCATATTTACCACATTGCGCTCAACCAGTTACAAAAGATTGTTATGATTTGAGAAGTTGTGTTGTTTTTAAATGTAATATTGTTGGTGGAAATCATGAAAAGTTAGATTTTTATAAAGACAATTTATCTTCTGGAAACTTTAAAGTAAAAATTATTGATTGATGGTAACATCTTCTATAAATTAATTATTAGATAAAATAGGAAGAAATATATAATGTATGTATTGAAAGTAAAGAATGGAACATATAAAGCAGATAGTTGGTCTGCATTGTGGTGGGCAGTATTTCGCCATCGTTTGAACCATTTCTGTAAGGGCGAAGGGTTTGCTGACTAGTGTATGAACTAAAAAACTACCTCAAAGCCATTAATGAAACTAAAGAACCTCTTATGGATGGTGAAGATGAAGAATGGGAGAAGAAATATCCTCCATATATCGTTAATAAGTGTGTTGCTCCCTTTCCTGATACTATTCAATTAGTTAACGAAATTAACCAATTACCCCATCTAGACAAGAAACTTCAGTTTGATTTTTTGATAAATAGTCTTAGACCAAGGAAAAGATTTACTCCTTGGGTGAAGGCGATGAAAGTTGATAATTTAGAGTATGTTAAAGAGTATTATGGATATAGTAATGAAAAAGCAAAGTCCGCTCTTGAAATATTATCTGATGAACAAATTTCTGCCATAAAACAAAAATTAAATAAAGGTGGAAGAAATAATGGAAGATGTTAATTGGACACAGGAGAAGATGTTAGAAGTCAGCTTAAAAGAACCAGATGATTTTTTAAAGGTTCGTGAAACACTATCACGAATTGGGGTTGCTTCAAGAAAAGATAGAAAACTGTATCAGTCTTGCCATATACTACATAAGCAAGGTAGATATTATATTACACATTTTAAAGAGTTGTTTGCTCTTGATGGTAAGGTTGTAAATTTATCTGAAAATGATATTGCTCGTAGAAATACAATTGCAAATCTTTTGAAAGAATGGGGTTTGGTAGATGTTATAGGAACTATGGAATCATTAGCTCCATTAAGTCAAATTAAAGTTTTATCTTTTAAAGAAAAAAATGAATGGCAACTAGAAACAAAGTATAATATCGGTAAGAAGAAAGAAGTTTAATGGAGCAATTCAAGTCTTACATTACAGAGGCAAAAGAAGAACCTTATAAGTTATTGATTCTTTCTCATGATGATCCTTTAGACCCTAATGAAACTGGGCCAATGGTTCGCAAGAAAGCATCAGAGTTAGGTATTGAAGTATATCTTGCTGAGTTTTCTGGTATGTATATGGAAGATAAAGATAAGGATCAACTAGTATATTCTTTTCCTGTAGATGAAAAAGGTAAGGTAGAACTACCCGGCATGAAAGATGATGTTGAGTATGATAAACCTTTTCTTATAAATCCAAAGGATACATTAGTTATGGCAAGAGGCCTTGGTTCTACAGTTAAAACAGGTAATCTGTCTTGGCGAGTTGCTTGTATCAATCTAGAAAAACAAGGTTATACTCTTATAAATCCTGTTAGATGTAGTGATATTTGTAATGATAAATGGTACAACCAGATTGTGTTTCAGCAAAATGATATTCTTACACCAAACACAGTTCTAGTACGTCACGCAGAAGGTGCTGAAGAAGCTGCAGAAAGACTTGGTAATAAGTTTCCAATGATTCTCAAAACTTCTGTTGGGTCTAGGGGTGTTGGTGTTATCTGGATTGAAAGTTTAAAAGCACTTCATAGTGTTATTCAATTACTTCATAGGGAAGATGAGTTTGTCGATGTTCTTCTTCAAGAATATATAAAGACAGACTATGATGTGCGTGTTATTATTGCTGGAGGTCAAATTTTAGGTGCGATTAAAAGACCTGTTGTTGGTGATGACTTTAGGTCAAATGTTTCACAAGGATCGGAACCAGTATCACATGAGTTGACAGAACGTGAAGCACAAGAATCTTTACGAGCAGCAGAATCAGTTGAAGGTCAAGTTGTTGGTGTTGATTTTATACCAGCAAAAAATAGAGACAAAGAAAGTCCTTACTTTATCGAAGTTAACTCTACTCCCGGCTTGATGGGTATTGAAGCAGTTATTGGAAAATATCATGCTTCAACAGTAAAGGCGTTGGGGGTAGGTAAGGATCGTAGCATCACTAAAGAAATTTTGAAGATTTATATGAATCGTGACAATTGGACCCTTGACAAATCTACGGAAACCTGATATACTCTTATAATGAACTTCTACACTAACGTATTACAATACGGTAACTCTATTCTTGTCCGTGAGGTCAGGAATGGAGAACGCACGACTCGTAGAGTCAAATATGAACCCACACTTTTTGATCTAGTCAAGACCCGTGAGGAGACTGGCTACAAAACTCTGGATGAACAGAGTGTAAAACCACACCACTTT